TCTTCTACACCATTCTTATATTTATATCTACACAAATATTTAAGAATGTTGCCTTGAAGATACGATTCAAATCCATCATCCGTGACAGACTCAATAATATTTATAGTCTCTATGCCTGACTTATTATAGTGTGCAGGACTGTTGACCATATCCTCTTTGTTTTTACCCGACAAATACTTGATCTCGTCTTCTGCTTCTTTTGATTTTTGTCTCATGTATTCCATATGTCTCATCATTGTTCTTTACCAAAGTCTACCTTAATTACATTTTCAGGAATGTCAAGTGTTTCTCCTGTTTCATCTTGATATTGTACTTGAAGTTCTTTGGCCGCAAAGTTAAACTCTATCTCTGATTCCCCACAGCGAAACACTTCATCACCCCGTCTGCGTAGCAAAGCCATCATGCCCTCGTGCATAATAGATGCAACAGTGTGATCCTCAAATGTCTTGTACTCTTTACCTGTTGTATCATAGGCAACCAGATGGAACTGATCGTCTGGTAGTTCAGATATAACAATGTAGTATTTGTCTTTCTCTAAACTCATTAAAGTATTCATATCTTTCTTTTTCATTTCTTTAGCCACTCCATAGGTATTGATCCTTCTGCCCACCTGAAGTTGTTCTTGAGACACCAATCAGCGTAGGTTGTTTTACTTCCCTTGTAGATTTTATTCCTAGCGTTCATAAATACCATACGTATATCTAGCTTCTTGTGTTGTTCTTTTACCAAAGCCATCTTAACTCTGTCTGCCTTGTCGAACTCACCTTTAGCTTCGATGTATATGTTTGTAGCAGGTATGTAGAAATCAGGAGTGTAGGTACGTATCTTAGGCACATAGGTTATCTTGTGTTTCTCGTACTCAAATTTTATTTTGTTGTCTATGAGTTTCTTAGCTATGGATAACTCAAACTTAGATCGATATCCTGCATTGTTCTTAGCCACTATATTCTCCCCATTTGGATTTTCCAATTCAATGATTCTAGGCGTTTGTTTATATATCCTGCCATCTTCGGGGATTGTTTTTCTATTGTAATGAGTTCGTCTAGCAGGGGATATATCGGCACACATAAAATCTTTCCGTAGTTAAGGCTATAGTTGATTGTTTGAAACTCGTTCTCTACCTTTACAATATCTCTAGCTTCTGTTTCAGGAGTTACTGCACCATGTTCAGAGAAGTTATCTCGCAGGGTCAATGGTATCCCTCTGTCGTGTTGTCGGAGGAATGTTATATCTCTGCCACCACCTGTGCCTTTGTGAGACTCAATGTATATGTGGTACAAGTTCTCATTTAACTCAAGTAGCTTAGTTTGATATGTGTGTAGGTAGATAGCTGACACTATAATGCTTTCTTTTTTAGAACGTCATACCATATTTTAGGTGTTGCTTTAGCCTTAGATGTAACCTTATCGTGTAGTTGTGACTTCGACCAACAATGTGATCTGTATCCACACATGCTACATATCTTGGGTAAGGTCTTGTTACCTGTTCGGATAACTTCACCTTTTACTTTGTATGTTTCAAACTCTGATTTGAATGGTTTTACAAACTTAGGATCGGGATCAAGTAGTCTCTTCACTCGTCTCTCTGCATCCTTCATATATTCTTTTCTATCTTCTGTTTGCCAATCAGGTGCTTCAACCATTGCCAACTCACCACTTGACTTGTTAACTACAATCCACCCACCAAACGGTAGACCCGTAGCTTCACCATACAGATGCCCTTGCATTACATAGCCAAAAGGATCATCTTCTTTTATCTTATCGTAGCCACCAAATCCCGTGTACTTAAATTTAAATGCCCATTCACTTGCAGACTTGACATCCCAAACTTTCTCTATCCCCATCTCATCTCTCAAGATAAGATCAAGTGTACCTGTTACTGTATGTCCACCGATGTCTAGCTTAACTGCTTTTTGTTTATCTACTATCTCTACGTCTGCTTGTTCCATGATAAGTACGATGACTGATTCAACTAAGTCACCAAACATAAATCGAAACAAAGCATTGTAGTCCATGTCTTCTTTGATACCCTGCCTATCTAGTAACTGTTGACACAATGGTCTACCTAGTCCTGACATACGGATACTGAACTTACGTTCTTTATTTAACTGTCTTTCTACAGACTCTTTACATTCTTTTGCAAAGTCCATAATAGCACTAGGGGAGATCGTGACTTCCCCCCTAGTTGCTTTTTGCATGTAGTCTTGGATTTTAAGCAGATTTAACATTGAAATCAGCCGACAAGTCTTGTTCCTCACTAGGAGAAATGAGTTTCAAAGCTTCTCTGTTCTGAATTAAAATGTTCTCATTGTGAGCCTTTACAGTCTCTGAGAAATCTTTCATCAATGTCTTGTCTGTATCCGAGACTTGTACTTCCGAATGGAGAGTCGGAACAGGTACATAGTAAACAACTGAACCTGACTTGACCCTGCTAGTCGCTAACTTAATAACAACCTTTTGCATGATCTTCTTCTGTCTAGTTAAGCTATCTATGAAATCTCTGATAGGTCTAAAGCCTGATCGCTTGAAGTAAGATACGAAAGGCTTGTCCTTTATATCTACCTTTGTGCCATCTGCCTTAGTGAAGTCACCACTTATCTGACCATATATAACTTGGTTACACACTGCAGAACGTGACTTTACTTTAAGTGGGTCATCATCATTAAGAACCTCTTCTTCTTTCATTGATAATCTACCACACTTGTTGCCTGCTGATGAGTCAGGAAATTCTCCTGCCAATGTAGGCTTCTGTACTGACTTGCAAGAGAAAGTTCCCTGCTCCATATCATACACACTCCACTCGAATGTACGTAGGATAGGTCTGATCAATACATCTTTAGCGTAGATGAACTCACCATCTACAAACATCTTCCACGAACCACGTGTTAAGGCAGTACCATCGTCTGTCTCTGTGTCATAGTTGATGTTCAATCTTGGTAGTCCAACGTTGGATGTCGCCTTAGCTTGTCCTGTTAGTTCCATAAACGTAGCAGTATCATCATCGTTAAAAGCTGATACTAACTGATCCATTTCGTTTCCAATTGTCATTTCATTTGATTCCATTTTTATTTCCTTTAAGTTTATTTAAAATGTAACTAACCTTACTACTGTATTTCATGCAAGTCAAGCCAATTATTTCCTATTTTTAATTCTATTCCTATTGGCATGTCGTATTCTAAGCCATACCTAGCTTTCGAGCCATCAGAAATAGATAACATGGCTTCAGATAATACCTTGATACACTGATCTTTTTCATCAGGATGTACGTCAAGTACTATTGAATCATGTACTGTGTTGCATATGACTGACTCCATTCTTAATTTTCTCATCACCTTATCTAGTTCAACTAAGGCAATAGGTAGCAAGTCAGCAGTTGCAAATCCTTGTACGGGGTAGTTACAGATAGCAGTTCTGTTCGTGGCTGCACCCCAATCAGTCCACTTAGCATCAGGGAAAGAATAGACACGACCTGATGGTAACTTGATCTCTTTAGTCTTGACTGCTTCCTTTTCTAATTCCTTGTGCCATTCGGTCACCTGCTCATACTTCTCTTTAAAAGCCGTGTAGTAGGCTTGTTGTGCTGGAGTACCACTTACCCCACCATAGAGAGGTTTGAACGTGTGTGCCTTTGCATCCTGCCTTGAACACCCTATTATAGATGCAGTGTAGTTGTGAACGTCAGTTCCCTTGAGAACATCATCATATGCTTGTGGGTCTTTGGCTAAGAAACCTGCCACCCTGAACTCCAACTGAGAGTAGTCACCCTCAAGTATGTAGCCACCATCAAATCTACTTTCGACTATCTTACGTATGGCAAAGGTAGAACCACGTGGCATGTTTTGGAAGTTAGGATTACGACTAGATAGTCTACCCGTAGCCGTAACACACTGCATGAACTCAGGATGAATGAAGTTATCATCATCAACATTGTTCTTCATGCCTTCAACAAAGGTAGATAGGTAGGTACGAATAGCATTGTATCTAGAGTAGGCTACACAAAACTCACGAGCATCACCACTTAGTTCTGTTGATCTGTCCTCAAGAGTTACTTTGTCAGTCTTAAACCCTGCAGATGCAGTATCTTTTGGGTTACGAGGTACAATCTTAAAGCCTGCTACCTCATTAGTGTCTGTGTACCTAGTGCCTTTACCTTTACACGGCTTGCATATTCGTAATACTTTACTTGGCTCTCCATTCTTGTTGACGGGTCTGACCTTGCCATGACCTAGACAACCTGCACATTGTTGACCTACAGTTTTGTAGACAATGTCAGTCATGTTCCTGACGTTACGAATGAAATCATTCTTCTTCATACGTGTACGTAGCTTAGGTTTGATTGTGTTGCCCCTCATCTCCTGACCCAGATTGAATGTCATCGACCAGAGAGGTTTGTCTTTTACTTTACGTGAATATAAAAGAACACTCCTATCATCTGGACTAGATAGATTAACAGGAGTATCACCCATAGCTTGTCTAGCCATCGATTGCAGTTTTGTTTCCAAATAGGATAGTTCCTTATTATATTCCTTTTCAATTTCATCAAGGGTATCCAAGTTTATCTTAAGTCCGTTCATCTCAATACGAGTAAGAACGTTTGTCATTTCAAGCGAAAGCTTGAGTGTCGGTACTAATGTCATTAAATAGTTCTCCAAATGTTGTGCCAAAGGCTTCAAGTTGTTTTACTGCCACTTCTTCTGTAGCAATTACGTCTGCTATACCATATTCTTTTACTATGTCATAGGGTATATCATAAAATGTTTTACCATCTTTTAGATAAGGTGCAACCAAATCTTTTTCTTTTTGTGTAACACCATATCGTTTTGCAAGAGAGTCAAGACTAAGTGACCACCTACGTGCCTTAGCTAAGATGTACTCAGCCACCATAGTATCATAGATGCTACCATCGTAGGTAAAGCCACATGCTCTTAGCCACGTAAGATCAAACTTAAAGTTCTGTCCTACTATGACATCGGCACTATTCAAAGTACCCTGCATCTTATCAAACCAATCTGTATCTACAAACCCTCTCTCATCTGAGTGGTGTATAAAGTCGTAGCCTACCTCATCTTCTCCTAGCCACTTATATCCGATAGATACAAGCCTATTGTTAAAATAAGGCAAAGCAGTAGTGCCACCTGATTCCTTTGTTTTATGAGTCGTCTCCACATCTAACGTTAATATATTCATTACTATCTATCCTTAAAAGTTTCTATCATGTGACAGTTTGCACAAAGAACTCTGCACTTTCTTATCTCTAGCATCAAAACTTTTAAGCTATAACTTCTCATACTAGATATACTCTTGTGTTTGTTCTTGAGATGATCAAACTGTAATCCTAACGGGTGTTCTTTGTACCCACATATTTGACAACCACACTTCATCTTGATGTAGTTTAGCCACTTCTTTCTTATCTTTCTAATCCTTGTTGTCCTATCTCTTCTTTCTTGTTTCGTTTTATGGAACTGATCGGGTGATCTCCAATCTTCTCCACCCTTAGACTTTACATTGTATGACCAAAACATACGACCATCTACACCAATGTCACCATGTTTATATGTCAATAGTAAATACCCCTATCCACATCTATCTGAGCATTGATCATACCATGCCACCCGTTGTTTTTATTTTTGGATATACAAATGTGTCTCACGATATTGTTAACTTCACTAGACCCCGTCTTGCCAATACCTATGATTACATCAGCTTCACCTGCCTTACCCGTTCTAGAGTTGTCAAGCATAGAGTAGTCAATAAACTGACGATCATGTGCATCGTAACTTGCCTGACTAACTGCCCACATAAGTAGTTGATTTCGCTTGGCAATTTCTCTTGCAGCCACGTAGGTTTCCTTTAGTCTTTCGTCGCCACGATTATACTGACCACTAATTCTAAACTTGTCTAGCTGATCACAGAACATAATGTCAGGTCTATTCAACTTTGCGTACTCGTCAACCTCTTCAATAGATGTACCAACAGAGTCTGCAATCTTAAGGTAAGGAGCAATCTCATTACGATACCGTTCTACTAACTGTGGCTTGTTTTGTATCATCTCTTTTTTTGTCACCTCAAAATAAGATTGTATAACCCTGAGTTTAATCTTCCTAGCAGGTTCTTCGTTTGCCCAATAGACTACCTTAAACTTTCTCCTGATGTAAGAAGACAACAAGAAAGAACAAAAGGTGGTCTTACCAACTTCAGGTCTAGCAAATATAATACCTAAGTTTCCCCTATCCATACCCTTAAGGTTTTCTTGGATAAGGTTGAAGTCGAAAGGGAAGTCAGATTCTCCATCAACATCTTCTAACAACTGAGCCAAGTCATCTTCTACCATAGTGTAGGTAGTTTTGTCACTTATGCGACCATCTTCAACTGCATCAATCAGTCGTCTCAGTTCACCAAACTCTTCGTTCTCACCTGTAAATATCTCAAGTGCTTTCTCGCCTATCTGCCTTGCTCTATCTCTGAGCCACAGATTGTTAACTAAGTCTAAGTGGAGTTCATCATTGTCAGTAGGTACATCATCAAGTTCAGATATAACTTCTTGCACTCTGTTCCTAGCTGAGTCAGGCATGGCAGGATTTCTGTCATTAAATATTCCTGCAAGTTCAGACTTAGTTATAGTCTTGGCGTACTTAGTGTGGGAATAAACTATTGTGTCAAAGATATCTTTTAGTTCCCTATCAAACATATCTCTATCTATTTTATTCTTTACCTTAGCAAAGAAATCAACATCTAAACAAAATCCTAAGACTTGTTTATCTACTGATATAATTGTTGATGAAGTCATCACGTTCCTCTTTCTCCATATTTTTCAGGTCTTTCTTCAGTACTACTAACTTAGTAGGTACATAATTAGACAAATGCCTGACAATGTCAACTGCTTTACGAGTTGCATCCTTGTCTAATCCCACAAAAATTTTTTTATAATTTTGGATTACTTGTATGTGTGAATCCAAAAGGGAAGTTCCCATCAAAGCTAATCCCCGTACAAGGTTACTAATACTGCAAGCACTAGGACAATCTTCGACAATAAATAAGTTCCCTCCCTCTCCAGATAGAAAAGGATATCTACTATTTCCATATCTTAGCCATTTCGGTTTACTATTTGTTAAACTTCTTCCCGTTGCATCAACTACCTTATCTCCATCTTTGACAAGATAGACAACACGATCACGTTGGAAGTCATATCTAATATCTGCCAAGCCTGACAAATAAGCATCATAGGAATGTACTTGTTTGACATAATTCTCAGCGTTGATATTGCGAGACAAAGAGACAAACGTATCAGGTATAACAAAATCTACCTCTGTCTCTTTTTGTTTAGTTTGTTTTTTGACAAATGCCTGACTTGAGTTCTCCTTAGTCAAGCTTATACCCGTCGCACCTTTAGTGTGGCAATCAGCATGGAAACAATTCCACAATCTTTCAAAGCCATTGTCAGTTACACTAAAGGTATTTGGCTTGCCACATAAAGGGCAATCAGACCTAAAACGCCCATAAGGAGCAATGGTAAGGGATTCAACATAGCCTTTTAACCATTTAGGACTCATTTACTTGTCGCATCTTTATACTGCTTAATATTGACAGTATAGACTTGTGCTAGCTTATCTAGATCAAAGTCATGCTTAAGTAACTTACGAGACTTTGCTACACAGATAGGTATCCATGTAAGGTAGTCTCGCTTGTTACCTAGCTTAACTTGATCTTTGTCTTCTAAACCTAAACGTACTGCAGATAGTTTTGCCCACAGTACATGATGCTTATCATAACTACGTTGAGTTATGTCAGTCTTCGCTTGTTCGTTCATCTGCTATCCTTAAATCTTCTAAGTATAGTTTAATTGCATTTCGGATAAGATCAGCTACGCTTGTCTGTGTAGCATATCGATCTGTTTCCCTAGTAGCAAATTTCTCTAGTTCGTTATAGTCAGCTTTAGAAACTGTCAAGTTGTAACTTTTGGTTTCCTCGCTTATCTTATTTGGTCTACTCATATTATCTCCAATCTCCCTCGTGGGGTGTATCTCCCAATGGGATAAGTGCGTATACCACGAGATGTATTTTTACGTCAAGAAAATAATTTAAAAAAAATAGTTTGACATGTGTTTTTAGTTAGGTGTATAAGATACCCTGATCATAAATATAGGAGACGATATGATAAAGAAAGATAAATGGGAAATAGAAAGAGACAAGCAAGATGCTTTAAAGACTAAGGCTATGAAGTCTCTAACTGTTGACCAACTAAATGCTATTAAAGAAACTCACAATGTTCTTGTAAGTGTAACACAGATGATTGCAGAATGTAGTGATCTGTATTTGTCTGACATAAGAGAGTTAGAAAATGCTATGTGGAAACTTAAACATCAATTTGTTTTGGAGAATGACGAATGACACAGTTAAATATCCACGAATATGTCAATGAAATGGAAGATGACGATCATAAAGAAGAAAATGGTGGTCGCAAAAGACTTTTCATAGACTTAAAAGGTATAGCAGATTTTATTGAAGATAAGGTGCAAAAAGATAATCCAAACTGTGATGTCGAAATTTGTGGTGTAGAAAGGTGGGAGTGCTAGATGATAAATTGGTTTAGTAAAGAAGAAATGGGTGGTGGCTTTCAATACAATGAAAAAGATCACGAAAAGTTTAGTTACAATTCGTTGTTAAAAATTAAGCCTGAAGAGGAAAGCACTATGAGGACTTGCTATCTAGTTAGAGATTGTTGGAGTGATGATCAGATAGTTCAGCTTCGAGATTACATTAATTCAATTATAGAGAGTAGGAAAGAATAATGAATTTAATTGAGTTAGATAAGGCAATCAAAGATCAGAAAGTATTGACTGCATTTAAAGATGGTGTGTCTGATGGGTTGCTTCTTGGAATAAGAAATGATAAGCAAACACATCACTACTATAAAAAAGGTTATGACTTTGGTTTAACTATGTATGAAAGAGTTATGGAAAATGAAAAAGGAGCAGACTTATGATATATCTTGAATTATTTTCAGGTGGTAGTGTAGCTAGGCAATCTGTAAAAGAGTTAGGCTTGCCCGTTACTAGGTGGTATTCATCAGAGATCAACAAGTATCCAATTCAGATAGCTAATGATAACCATGATGATCTTATTCATCTAGGTGGTGTTGAGGGTGTACTAGATAAGCTAGTCTCACACAAAGACATTGATGTTATCTTTTGTGGCTCACCTTGTCAGGGTTTTTCCGTTGCAGGAAAACAATTAAATTTCGAGCATGAACAATCAAAGTTGTTTTTTACGTTCCTTAAAATCTACAAGGCTATCTATACTGCCAATCCCCATGTCAAGTTACTCTTTGAAAATGTCAAGATGAAGAAAGAGTGGGAACAGATTATCCTATCTAAACTTCAGGAAATAAATCCTAAGTTAAATCTACACATTATTGATTCTGCTTTGGTATCTGCTCAACGTAGAGTTCGTATGTACATTACTGATATAGAGTTTGATATGCCTGAAGATAGAGGTATCGTACTCAAAGATATCATCGAGTGTGGTTGTGTAGATAGAAACAAATCCTATTGTCTAGATGCAAACTATTGGAAAGGTGGTAACCTGAAGATGTACTTTGAGAAGTCTCGTAGGCAATTAGTCTTTGGTGATGGTTGTCATCAAGTAGGGGTAGCTGATCTCAAAGGCTATGACATTATCAAGCGTGTCTATTCTGTCGAGGGAAAGTGTCCTACCTTAACTACCATGCAAGGTGGACACAGAGAACCTAAGATACTTTGTAACTCTGCTTCAATCACGGGTAGAAGATTAGATAGCAATGGTGTCCGTAAAGATGATGACACTAGCCTACCTATAGTCCAAACTCTTGAGGTATCCGACACAGATAAGTCAAGATGCTTGTCTACCTTAACTAAGGATACAGTCGTTTCACCTTTACCTAAAGGTAGGTATCCTGATGCTTATGGTGAACATAAATTACATTGGCGAAAGCTAACTGTTAAGGAATGTTGTAGGTTGCAAACCTTACCTGATGACTATTGTAAGTCTGTCAGTAACTCTCAAGGTTACAAGATGCTTGGCAATGGTTGGAACAATGAAACTATCAAATGTATTCTAAAGGGTTTGACAACTGAAAATAAATTTGGTAGGGAATTATCCTGAAAGAAAATGTACGAAACTATGGAGAGATCGTGATGGAAAGTATAAATAAATGTGTTTCAAAAGAAA